AGGTGTTGTATGGTATACAGCCGAATACCCCAAAAACTCACCAGAATAAACTATCCATCGAACCGCAAAATTTAACTTAAAAACGTGATTATTATGGCTAAGAATAAAGAAACAGGACTATCAGACATCCAAGAATCGTTTTGTAGAGAGTATGTAGTCGATAAAAACGGCACAAGGTCAGCTATTCAAGCCGGATACAGTAAAAAAACCGCAGATGTTAAGGCTTCTCAATTATTAAGGTTAGTTAAGATAAGAGCCAGAATTGACGCTTTACAGGCTAAAATCAATGAAAAGAATGAAATATCAGCTGATTATGTTGTTAAAAAGTTTAAAGACTTAGCTGAGCGCGCTCTTTTAAAAGGCGATATGGTGAACGAAAACCGCGCTTTGGAGAATCTTGGCAAGTATACGGGCATATTCGAGCGGGACAACAAACAAAAGACGGACGGATTATTATCCGGCATTATAGACGTTATCCGTAAAGGCAGTGATTAAAAGGGGTTATGTAATGAAAAAACGTACAAAAGAAGAAATGGCCGAGTATATGAGGAAACGGCGATTAGTCGCTAAAAAGGGGGATAGTGTGTTATTGAGCGAAAAACAAGGATTAGAGAACGCTCCAGAATCGACTACAATTGACGAAGTTTGTAACACCCGAACTGTAACACCCCAGAAAAACGATGTAACACCCGATAAATGTAACACCCAAAATGTAACACCTTGTAACACCCAAAGCGAACCCAAGTGTCGAATCGAGCTACCAGAGAAGACCCACTTAATCCCTAACTATGGATTGCCTAACTGTGAGTGTATGCATTGTCAGCAGAACACCGGCAAGAACCAGCCAAGATTAATACTTAATCACGGCCCATATAAGACCGCAGCACAGCTAAAGCAAGGAGAAGTCAACAGAGTATCATTGCCCGGTGATGCTGATTATGGTGGTGTAAGTAAGTACAGGGAGACCGCTTAATATGAACAGCCTATTTTTAAAAACAGAGACCCCTGCCCCCGCGCCCCCCGCCCGGCCTCGATGTACGATAGGGCTTTCCCTATATATTTTTATAATACAGGCATTATTCCAGACCAAAGGAGTCCACAATAGATGGCAGTATTAACGGATAAGTTGGTTATGCCTACTAAGGACGAGTGCAGGGCCGTACAGGAGCGGTGGCGTAGAGACCCGATAGGTTTTCAGGTAGATTGTTTAGACACTAAGGCCGAGCACGTTTGGGATGGTATGCGTAAGATGGCCGAGAGTGTTCGGGACAATCAGAAGACTTGCGTTGAGGCTGGCCACAGTGTTAGTAAGGATTATGAGTCTGCGAGGATAGCGTTGTGGTTTTTGGCTGCTTACGGGCCGAGGTGTACGGTAGTAGTTACAGGGCCGGGCAACAATCAGGTAGAGAACGTATTTTTCCGTGAGGTTTCGGACGCTTACAATAACGCCAAGATTCCATTTCAGGGCAAGATGACCAGTTGCAAGTTGGACATTGACCCGAAGTGGTTTATGATAGGTTTCGTTTCGAGTGAGGACGTAGGCACAGACGAGAACACGAGGTTTCAGGGTTTTCACAATGAGTACGTTTTGGTGATATTTACTGAGGCGGCTGGCGTTCCTGTGAGTGTTTGGAAGGCTACGCAGGGTCTAATCATATCCGACAAGCATAGATGGTTAGTTTACGGCAATCCTACTAAGGCTCAAGGGCCTTTTGCTGATGCTGCTCAAGACCCGCAGTTCCATCACATTAACATATCAGTTAAGGACACTCCGAACTTTAAAGAGGGTCGAGAGATAGTTCCGGGTTTATCCGGTCGGTCTTACGAGCAGAGCATTAGGTTATCGTTTGGCGAGGACTCGAATGAGTACAAGATAAGGGTTTTAGGTAAGCGGCCTGACTACACAGCTGGTACATATTTAGGTCCTCAGTTAGCTAAGGCTGATAAAGAGGGTCGGGTAGGTAAGATTATCCACGAGCCGTTGATGCCGGTCTATACGTTTAGTGATTTGGGTGATACTTACAGTGCTTGGTGGTTCGTCCAGTTCATAGGCCAGCAGGTTAGATTAATAGACTTTTATTATGACGAGAAGGGTGTTGGCTTGCCTGTGTATTCCACTGTTTTATCTGAACGGAATTTTAGGGGTCAGAAGTATAAATACAACGGCCATTACACTTTGCCGGACGTTTTTCCAAAGGGTTCTAACCAGAAGGCTGGGATTACCGGCCAGTACACGATAGATATAGCCAAGAATTTAGGGATTAACTTTAAGAAGATTGAGATTCCGTCTAAGGACGACCAGATACGCGCAGCTCAAGACTTATGCAACGTCTGCCATTGGTCTGAATCGGCAAGGGAAGGTTTTGAAGGTCTTTTGGACTGGCGTAAGCGGAAGAATGAGGCTTTAAGCACACCCGATAAACCTGAGTATTTTGAAGAACCTATGAAGACGTGGGGTCGTCACGTTGGGGACGCTTTTTGTGGACTTGCGATTGCGTATAGGTATATGACTATCGGCGGGGTAGTTCACGGTCGATTAACCCCTGAACTTCCGAATTTAGGCGGCAGACAGAAAAAGGTTCGGGATGACAATATATTAACCAGAGGACTTCATAGTAAAGTCTTATCTAATGGATTAAGAAAGGCGGTGTAGCGTGGGCGGCGGCGGCGGAGCAAAACCAGTTAAAAAACCAGTAAGAAAAGTAACGGCCCAGCCGGTAGCTGGCACTATGAGCGAAGCCGAGTCGAGGAACACCAAGTTAGCGGCTGCGTTACTTACTCAGGGCTGGAATGAACCTCCGAAGTTGGGTATTTCGACAATGAGAAATAAAGATCTATTAGGACTGTAATATGGAAATTAGTAAAGAAATGTTTCATTTGGATATTTGTTTTTTATTTCCAAAATCGGTGACTCACAGTAGAGACATTAGCCCTATTACTGGCAGGGAAGTTCCTACTGAAATATGTAATTATTGCGGTACTATTTTGTATAGTCCAAACGGATATAACGGTTATCAATATGTTGATAAAATTGGTAATGGCAAAATTTTAGATAGAGTGAAGTATAGAGTTGAACAAAAGGCCAAAGATGTGGGAAACTAAAAACATATACGACCGATTAGCTTTAATGCTCCGCGATAAGGAAGTTTCTTATTCGAGGTTAAAGAACGACCGAGAGCTTATAGCCGAGTATTTCAGGTTAGACCTTCAGATTGAGGTTGATTCCAAGACTAACTCTTTGATTTTGGGTAGGGGTATTTACGAGGGCACTGCGCCTTGGGCGGCGAGGATAATGGCTACAGGCTTTCAGGGTAAGTTAATGTCCAAGTCGATTGACTGGATTACCTACGCAATGAGCGAAATATCTTTAGTCGGTATTGACCCACTGGATATTTGGGTTCAGCAGGTAAAAGAGTATATGACTGACGTTTACCAGAGGGGAAATTTCTATGACGTTCAGCCTAACTTCACGTTAGACGGTCTTACAGTCGGTAGTCCGGTAATGTTCGCAGAGGAAGATTTATTAACTAAAAGAATAATGTGGATTCCACAGTATTATAAACACTGCTACCTGTTTTACAATAACTACAATGAGGTTGAGGGCATAATAATTAAAGACCCCAAATGGACAGTCAAGCAGATATACGATAAATTCACAACCGCTGGAAAGTCCGGCCCAGAAAGACTTTTAGAGTGCAAAGAGAAATTTTCTGACGGTCTGTATAAGAAAGTCGAACAGGGAATGTTCAGTGACGAGCATACGATTATCAGGGCTGTCTTTTACGGTAATGACCCTGTGTGGGACAAGCCTGAATTTAAGAAACCTTTTGGTAATCCGCAGTGGATAAGTGTGTACTACGAGGAGTCACCCAAAGAAGAAAGAAAAGACATTCCATTGAGTACCTCTCCTTATTGGTCGAGACCATTTGTTGTCTGGGACTATAATAAGAAACCTTGGGATGCAGGGTCATCCACTCCGGCCTTTGAAGCCTATCACGATACTTTAAGTCACCAGCAGGTTCATAAGAACTTCATTGAGCTTGCCCAAAAGAAGGTCAATCCTGCTATGTACTATTTGAGTACAATGGACAATAGAATTGACTTTAATCCGGGCGGTTTAATGCCGGTCGAGCCTGACGAATAC